CTTACCGTTTTCGACACGCTCTTTGACAAAGGCCTTGAGCGTAGCGGGGTGAATGTGGGTCTTGGTCTCGGGGTCGAAACCCTGATCCTGCAACAGGCCGACAGCGTGGCCAGCACGATTGTCTTCGCCTTTTCCAAAGCTTACCACCACATCGTTCTTGATGATGTCGTCGAGGTTGTTGTCACGCAACCAAGCATAGACCTCCTCGCGCCTCGCAACTGGGATCGATGCGTGGACCATCATCTTTCTGGATACGGTAACGCCGTCAACGTCCAGACGCTCGATACCCATCTCGTCCATGACGCTGGGGATCAGCTCGACAGAAAGCTTTTGCTTCTCTGCCTTCAGAACCTTAACATGCTGCTCTGCGTCCTCGATCTGCTGCTCAACGCGGTTGAGTGCGCGCACCAGGTCACTGAGGTTCTTGCCGGTCAGTGTATCGACGCTGTTCAACGCACCGGCGGCGTCGAACATGTCCTCGAATAGATCAGTCATAAGTTTGTCCTCTTCAGGGGTTGATCGGTGACACACGATGTGTCATCCATACGGTGGACTCTATTGGAGGTATGTGATGTCTGTCAACTACAAATTTAAACTAGAACCTTTCGAACATCAGCGCCAAGCACTCAATGCGGCAGGCCATCGACCCGAGTTCGGGTTCTTCATGGAGATGGGTACAGGGAAATCGAAGGTACTACTGGATAATATCGGGCAGATGTATCTGGCTGGCCTCGTCAACTTCGCCCTGATCATCGCACCCAAGGGCGTGTACCGCAACTGGGTGACCAAAGAAATCCCCGAGCACATGTCCGACGACGTACCTCATCGGGTTATCCGCTGGGTGTCGAACGCCAACAAGGCGCAGACCAAAGAGCTGAAGTCAGTGGCCGATCGGTTCGACGGCCTGACCATCTTCGTCATGAACGTCGAAGCTTTCTCCTCGCTCAAGGGCCAGCAGGCCGGCAAGTGGCTTGCAACTAAATTCGGTGCACACGGCCTGATCGGCATCGACGAATCAACCACCATCAAGAACCACAAGGCCAAGCGCACCAAGGCGCTGATGAAGATAGCCGCAGGCTTCGCCTTCCGCCGCCTGCTGACCGGATCGCCAGTGACCAAGTCACCCCTCGATCTCTACGGTCAGACCGAGTTCCTCCGACCTGGGCTCTTGGGTTTCGACAGCTTCTACGCGTTCCAAGGGCGCTACGCCGTGATCAACAACCGCAAGATGGGGGCCAAGTCTTTCCAGCAGGTCGTGGGCTACCGCAACCTCGAGGAGCTGACATGGCGCGTGGACCAGTTCTCCTTCCGCGTGTTGAAGAAAGACTGCCTCGACCTACCCGAGAAGATCTACACGGCCCGCTACGTCACCCTGACCGCCGAGCAGCGCGCGATGTACGAGTCGATCCAGACCCAAGCACTGCACCTCTTCGAGAACGGCCAGATGGTGACAGCGCCTGCGGTGATCACCCAGCTCCTGCGCCTGCAGCAAGTGATGTCGGGCCACCTGAAGACAGACGATGGCGACATTAAGACCTTCCCGTCCACACGGATGGACGCACTGGCCGACATCCTCGATGAACACAGCGGTAAATCGATAATCTGGTCGCGCTTTCGATATGATATTATCAACATCGTAGCGATGCTGAACAAAAGATATGGCGAAGGCACCGCTGCCGCGTACTACGGCGACACCTCGGATGACGAGCGCAACCGGATCGTCGGGGATTTCCAGAAGCCTGACTCCCGTCTTCGTTACTTCGTCGGCAATCCGGCGACTGCGGGCTACGGCCTGACACTGACCGAGGCCGATCTTGTGGTATACTACGCCAACGATTTCAACCTTGAGACCCGCATCCAGTCAGAGGATCGCGCCCACCGTATAGGCCAGCGCAATCCGGTGACCTATGTAGATCTGATATCGGAGGGCACCATCGATGAGAAGATCGTGGCCGCACTGCAGGCCAAGATCGAGATCGGGGCCCAAGTACTAGGAGAGGAAGCACGCACATGGCTAAACCTAAAACCCAGCCGCCAGTAGATCCGTACAGCCCCGAGGTCATCGAGCTCATGATCGAGGTCAGGACAGGCTGGCGCAACATGGCCAACGGCATCCGAGACATGCAGCAGTTGACGGGGCTCTCCCCCGACATCTGCAAGATGCTGTTCGACATGAACAAAAGCCTGACCATCCCGCAGATCCGAGGCTACTCGAAGATGCCCGCGCAACTCATTGAAGGCAAAAGAAAAAAGGCGACCCGAGGGTCGCCCAGTTAGGGAGGTAGGCAGACAAAGCAGGCAATGCTTTGTAGCACCGCCATCGTATCACGACATGATACAAGCAATCAATGCTTTGTTTTCCCTCTTGCCTCCTGAATGCTCAGCGTTCTGAAGTGCAGGTACTCCAGATAGGCCGGCACCTCCTCAAAACCTATGTAGGCTGATATCAACCCGCAGATAATCGCATCGAGCTCGACCTGCTCGAGCTCCTTTGGCAGGTTGTTCAGTACCACTAAGAGTTGATCCCCGTTGGAGCTCATGGTCATTCCCCCTCGATAAAGCGGCTCACGTTCTCAGCCCACAGGCAGACGGACGGAAGCTGCTGGTCCGCCCGAGCGTGCACCTCGGCCCTCGCTACTCGGCCATGCACAAACAACCGGTTCAGTGCGCTGCTAGCCATGATGGTGTCCACAGAAACCATCGTGGCAACCTCAGCCGTGGTGTGATACGCGCCCTCGTGCTCGGCAATGGCCCGAGCAATCCGATCGTCCAGTGACATCGCTACTGGCCTGTAGTTCTCGATGGCCTTGCCGAGTTTATCCTCCAGTGTTTCCGGCGCGTCTGGATCCTGGATGGGATCCACTTGAATCGCATACCACGGCGTCCGCTCCCCCTGCTGGTGGTTAGGTATTATAGTAGCTTGGGACTTGTCGCCAATCTTTATGCCTACGCGCTTAGCCACCATCGCAGGGATAAAGATCTGCTCCCCCGTATCGCCGCGCATACCAAACGCGGTGCCAGTGTCGAGGATGTTGGTGCAAAAGATCGTTACTTTTTCAAGTTTCATTTTCGTATTCCTATTCGCTTGGGTTGATAATATCTAGAAGTGCGATGCACTCGTGTATGTCATGGAACAGTTGTCCTCGGCTCTTGGACGCGTCCAGCTTGAGTATCTCTAGCTTGCGACGTAGGCGGCGGGCTGCCGCTTCTTGGACCTCTCCTTTCAGTTCTGCGAGGGTCGAACGGACACGGGGGGAACACCAGCCGCCATCGGCGGTGTAGTGCCGAAAACTTACTGCGCCGTCATGCTCCTCTTTCATAAGCGTAAGATGGGACCATGCCCCACCTTCTGACGCCCCGCCCGCAAAGGCCGACAAAGAGACGCGCGACCCGTCGTCATATTCCAGAAGGGTGCCTGCCGCCAGCTTGGATTCCAGTTTCTCAATGCGGTCTATCAAGTCTTTTTTCGGTTCAGCGTGAGCCACACTGCGGCGTATCGCTTCGCGTAATGTATTGTCATCCAAGTTCGTTCTCCTTGTCATATTGCGACCGCACCAAGTCCGTTAGCCACTCTGCGATCGTCTCGTATCCGTCTTTATGGGCTGCACCAACCATCCAGACCCTCTCCTCTTTTGACAGCGCCAGCATCATATTACTGATGCGGCCTTGGCGGATGTTGTTTGATTTGCAAAAATCAATTATCGCCTGTTTCGGCTCTGCTACAGGCTTCGGCGGTAGGATGTTGCGCTGACGCGCCCTGAACACGGCGGTCCCGACTTGATCGTATGTCATACCTAGCGTCTGCGCGATCTCGCCGTTGCTGTTGCCCGCGCGCCGCATCACGGCCACTGCGTTTATTTGTTCTTCTGTCATCACTCAAACTCCACTTCGTTCGACAGCGCAAAGATCGCGTCCTGTAATTGTTGCGGCAGGATGCGGGCGTCCACGTCAATGCCAAGGATGTCGAGGGTCAGTATCTCGATGCTGTCGGGGTTGACCTCGTACCAGACGGGGCTGCCCTCTACGCCGTAGTCGCAGCGCTCGGTGGATGCGACGAATGTGACGTTCAACTCTTCG